ATCACATACTGCCATCCCATTCTCTGGCCAGGTGTGAATGCTAATGTGACTCTCAGCAAGAAGAGCAATAGCAGTCACACCTTGAGGATCAAACTTGTGAGATGAGACATTTAACAATGTACTCTTACAGACTTGTGCTGCATGAACAAGTACATTGCGAATGTGTGCCTCATCATCAAGAAGATTTTCAGAGCAACCTTTCAGTGTAAAAAGGATGTGTTTCATCAACCAAAAGTGGAATCGGGTTCAAGGGCAATCCAATAAGTCAGGTCATAACCTTTATTACTGAAGCTGGCAAGTAGTTTTTGGGAAACCACAACCTCATAGGTTCCAGGAATAATTTTGATATTCTCTACCTTAAAGTTGAAAGTGAACTCTGTATCTGTTTCACCAACAACAATAGAGAAGTCATTGGAGGTGTCATTCTTCTTGTCACGAACAACCAGTTTGACAACACCATTCTCACCAATAGCAGAGATATCAGGAAGTTGATACACTGCTGCTGCCTTCATCAACTTATCAAGTTGAGTAGTATCAAGCTCAAAACATACATCTTGACTGGGAAGAGAAATGTCTTTATCAGGTGGGGTGACAATTACACTCTTATCAGCAAAGAAGTACTTAGATCGCATACGACCTTCTTTAATAACAACATAACTGTCATTATCAAAATCAAGGTCAGGACTGTGGTGAAGACCAAGACCATTGAGGAATTGGTTCAAATCATAGATACCAAAATCCTTGGGAAACTCCTCCTCTACAGTTGCCTCTGCAAGGATATTTTTCATCACACTGATAGTGCGAAGTTTCTTACCTTCCTTAAAAAGGATAGATTGATTGATAGAAGAAAAGTTCTTCAGAATGTTAACAGTTTTATCAGAAAGTTTCATAACCATTGTTATTTTTAGTGTGAAGACCAGAGAAGTGGTAGAGGAGAACACAATAGTGAATTGCCTTCAGAATGTCAAGTTTGGACTTGCCATTCTTCTTACCAAAGCGAGAAAGATACTTGATTGCATTGGATCTACAGAATGCCTCTGCATCACCAATACTTTCAATCAAATCAAGAGTCTGAGTTTTAGAATCTTGAGAAGTGTAATGCGATTTGTAAGTTCCAGAAAGATAATCTTGAATTTCTTTCAATGTCAAATCTTCCTCATATTTCCAGAATCCATTAGTAGATTCACGAATTACATTTGTCAAAGCATTGTCACTGATAATGTCTTTTTCAGAAACATTGTTATTACTGAAAGAAATGTGATCTTCACCCATTCCACCAACCACTGTAAATGGAGTGGGTGTCCATTCATATCCAGTTCTAAGAATCTCTTTATCAATTTGCTCAGTCATATAGGAAAGATGTACCTCTTAGTATTATATCAAAAAGGAATGTCTTGGTCAATATTCATTTTGAAATCTCCATCAACTTTGTCATAAAGTTCAAGGAAAGATGCTTTAGTTTCATCATCAAATCGATTGATACACACCTGAATTGCCTTTGCTTTGTCTCCAAAGATACTATAGGCACGAATGATGTGAACCAAACGACGAGTGCTGATTACTTCATCAATGCCACCATCATAAAAGGTCTTACGAATAATGTCTGCCCAATCTACCAGGTGCTTGCAGAAAGAAGCATCAGAAATATTCAATGCCTTGGAAATATTTTGAAGGATCTTCTGTTCAGACGTCAGAGGAGGATACTCTTGTTCAAAAGTCACACAGAAACGCTCAAGGAATGCCTCATTGAGAACATTGGTGCCAATGAATCGTCCATCATCAGAACCCTTACCTTTGGTATTAGCAGTAGCAATCACATTGAAACCCTCTACTGGTTTCACATAGCGACCAGTTTTCTTCAGGAAAACTCCCTTACCCTCTAGAATAGACTGCAGACACAAAATCTTATTAGATGCCAAGTCAACTTCATCTAGAAGCAGCACTGCTCCACGTTCCAGAGCCTCCACAACGGGTCCATTATGCCAGACAGTTTCGCCATTAACAAGACGGAACCCACCAATAAGATCATCCTCGTCAGTCTCAATGGTGATGTTTACACGAATGAGCTCCTTATTTAGTTGAGCACATGCTTGTTCAACACAGAACGTCTTACCATTACCTGAAAGACCCGTAATGAACGTTGGATAAAACAGATTGGACTGAATAATTTTTTTAATATCACCAAAGTTACCAAACTTGACGAAGGTATCATCTTTTTCTGGAATAAGGTTTTGTTCAACAGCAGGCAAAGCAGCAGGTGCCTGATAGTTCTTTTCCAATTTCTCTTGTGCTTCTAGAATTGTCAGATTCCATTTAGCACGACCAACTTTATATGGTTCAAGTTTCTTACTAATAGTTACAGGAGTACTGCCATTGAGAGCACACCAAGCTTTGATGTCAGCGCTAGTGATTACATCCCCATAGAGTGCCTGGAGAGAAGAGACAACATATTCAGTGGAGAGTGCCATAATCAGTGAGTTGTGTATTCAACAGATTTATTATACAGCAAAAGGGGGTTCTTCAAACCCCCTCCCAGACAGTTCCATAATTGGTCAAGAGACTAAATCAATAAAGTGACCTAGCACTTTTTTATTTAGAGTCTTTGCTTTCAAAGACTTGGCAAAAGCAGATCTGATTTTTGTTTTAGATGCATCTTCCTCAACTTCAAACTCAATACTATTAGAAAGAGAATTTGACATCAAAGCAAAATAAGAATCATATCCAGAATTTTTAATAAAATGAGATTTTTCCTTTCTAGACTTTTTCAAAGTAACATCAGAAACTTCTTCATACCTACGAATGAAGTAACTGAAGTCCCTGCTTTCAACTAGACGAATGCCAATAAAGTTGGTGTTAGGAAAAGATTCTTTCAAGTCTTTGAGAAGACCTTCAGTAAACTTCCAATACTCATATCCAAGATAAGTAACACAACCAGTCCTACGATTACGAAGATAAGAATTAGCACTCAAACCTCTGGGACCAAGTTGCTCACCTCCATCATAATAATTCTTATAATATTTGTAAGATGGAAGTGGGGATGCCTCACCATCAGTAAGAATTACACACTGAACTTTCTGAAGATTATTTTGCTTCTTGAACTGTGGAATGAGTTTATGAAGACAAATCAATGACTCATTCAAAGGAGTGCCAGAGAGTTGGAAAGATGCAGGTGTTTTATAATCAACATAGTTTTGAAAGGTATATACAACCCTCCAGATATTAGAGAGATGTGTTTCAAAATCTTTCTTTGAGGATTTGCTGCTGAAAAAGTGCATTAGAGAAAAGTCTTTATCAACAACAAGATCATCCTCAATTTTTACTGGTTCTATATCCTCTTTGATATAGGAATGTGTAAAGGCATAAACATCAAATGGAATGCCAACTTTTTTACAGAACCAGATGAGGTTATAAAGTTGCTTTGTGGTATCAAGAAGATAGTCTGCCATTGAACCAGACCAATCAAGAATGAAAATCATTCCGTGACTTTTTCCTTCAGGAACAATAGTAATCTTCTTGAACAAATCTTCATTGTACTTGTAGGTATGAAGTTTTGTGCAATCCAGTGTTCCAGTCTTGCTCACAGAAGAACGTGAGTAAGCATCTGCAGACTTTTTACATTCAAACTCTTTGACAAGATAACTAACTTCCTTACTAGAACTCTTTTTGAATTCTTTATATGCATTGTCAGCACTGGTAAAGTCAGCAACATACTCCATCTTTTCTCCCCTACTATTCTCATAAAAGAGAGGAATTTGTTGTTCTGCCCAATAAGAACTTAAAACTTCATGAAGTTCAGAGGTTGAAATGATATGTTCATCAAGGTTCACATCAGGAATATGACAATAACGGTTTTCATAACCATCCATATTGCCATTCAGGTTCTTCACATTCTCACTGAACATCTGGTCAGTAGTTAGTTCAGGTTCTTTCTCTACCTTTTCAGTTTGTGAACCATCCTGCTGCTGATTCTTTTCTTCCTCTTCACCTTCATCTCCACTGGATCCAGAAGGCGAATTGCTACTTCCACCTTCAGAAGAACTAGTATTTGGTTGCTGCTCTACTTCTTCCTCTTTGTTCAACTCTTTCTTACAAGCATCATATAGCATTTGAGCGGCAAGAAGAACATCAGCAAAGGTTTCAGTTTCTCCAATCATAGAGACAATATCCATTTCACTTTCAGAGAAAGGAATATTAGTAAAGTTTCCAATTTTATAGTATAGATTTACACGATCAGCAAGACTCATTTTAGGGATATCTTCACTCTCTAAGCAAAAGAAGTCTTTATCATTCAGTTCCTGATATCCACCATAGAAACTCTTGGAGATACCAGCATACTTACGCTTCATCAACTTTTCAATGCGAACATCCTCTACTACATTGACAAAGGACATGGGAATATCTACCTTACTTTCCCACTTTTCATTGGGAGTATACAGAGCATGACCAACCTCATGCCCAACTAACATATCATAAACAACGTTAGAGGCACGCTTCCACATAGGAAGAGTCAACACCCTTGTATCAACATTAAAAGAGGCAGTTTCTACATTTTTATTTTCAACCACAAGGTCCTCAGTAGCCAACAGTTTGGCGAGTTGAGACTTGATTTCGTAATTAACAGGCATTGATCTCTGTCTGTGTTTTTACTAGTATACAAAAAAACCTCCCAGTGATGTGGGAGGTTGTGGCAGTTATAAAAGTGGGGGGTATTAGTCTTTTGCAGAATTAAGTTATAGTTTCTCAACTCCAGTCTATATATACAATTTCTTAAGATTTGTTACACTTCTATACATAAAAAAGAAGCACCCTTGAGTTTCCTCTTGAGTGCTTGCCTTCTCTTTTTTGCTTGTCTCAGTGCCTGAGGTTTGAGTTTCCTCTTTTGGTCTTTTCCTGAGTTGTGTTGCCAGTTAGGGTATTTCATAGTTGAGAGCAGAAAAGTCTTTTCTGTAAAAAAGTTTGATCCGTTCTATGAGAGCATCAGTTTTTTTCAACTTGTTTGTCTCATAAGAGAATTTATAATACTTTACGCTTTTATCCATTCGAATGTCAACGCCCACTATGCCACTTATCCAACTGGAGAACTCTTCACCTAGACCATCCTCTAATTTCCAAATATGAGTCTTATCCGAAATATAATCTACTTGTGGTCTATACCAGTTGTATGAACCCTCCAGGGGGAGGTTATGAATCATACCATCAAAATGCATTTCATCTTCCATCAACTCCTGAATATCATCGCCATATGCTTTCTTCAGGTAGATAGAAGCAGAGATAAATCTGTCGATTGGATTTCTAACAATACAAATGTGTGGTATATCTTTCACATCATAATACTTCTCATAGTATTCTCTGTGGAAGTGTGCCTGCTCTACACTATTGTAGAATTTATATTTTTTATCAAGACCTAAACATTTGTCCCAGTCCCATCCATATGCTTCTAGGTTTTTTTCTACAAACCTACCACCAGTTCTAGGAATGTGAATAAAGAGGAACCTTTTGCTACTCTCAAGATGCTCATAAATTGCCATCAGACCACCCTACTGAATCCCTGCTTCTTCTCAAATCTGATGACACTCTGGAATCTATCTTCCATTCCAGTCTTGTGAGAGATCACAAAGATGTTTGCATCACTGATGACATACTTGATGATTTTGAGAAACTCATCTGTTCCAAATCCATCAAGAGAGGAATCAAAGACTTCATCCATAATCAGGAGATTGGTATTGACTGAATTCTTGAACCTGGCAACTTCCCTCCAAGTAAAGAGAAGTGCCAAGTCAATACGCATTTTT